CAAATAAAGTATTAATTTCACATCCTAAACCATTAGTTATGAACAACCAAGTAGAAAAACAAACAAACAAAATCCTTTACACAAAGGAGCAAATTGAGTTAATCAGGTCGCAAATTGCACCTGAAGCAACCCAAGAGGAACTTAAACTTTTCCTGTATCAATGTCAACGCACAGGGCTTGATGCACTTTCAAGGCAGATTTATTGTATTCACCGCTGGAGTAAAGGCGGAAAGCGAATGACCATCCAAACATCTATTGATGGATTCCGTGTAATAGCGGAAAGGTCAGGAACTTATGGCGGACAATCCGAGCCATTATTTACTTATGAGAATGGCAATTTAATTTCCTGTAAGATTTCAGTATTTAGATTCCACAATGACATTCGCTTTGAGGCATCCGTTGGAGTTGCTTATTTAGCAGAGTATTGCCAATTTGATAAGGATGGCAAACCTATGGGCTTATGGACAAAACCACATATTATGCTGGGTAAGGTTGCGGAGGCACTTGCTTTAAGAAAAGCATACCCACAAGATTTGTCAGGGATATACACTAGCGAGGAAATGCAACAAGCCGATGAATCAGCCTATTTAAAGGCACATCTTACTGAATTGGATGTAGAGTTAGCCGTTGACCTTTGCGTATCAAAAACGGAACTTAAAACGCTATATTCATACAATATGGATTTAGTAAACAATAGCCCTGAATTAAAAGAAATATTTAAAACCAAACAATCAACTTTATGATAGACAGTAAACTTGAAAAATTAAGGGATAATGTTGCTTACTATGAGTGGAAGTTTGAATCTTGCCATAGATTTTGGAAGAATGAGTATTTAACCGAGATAAGAAAAGCAAGGGCAAAACTAAAGGAATACAAGGCAAAACACTATCCTGAAATGTTAACCCCATTATTAACCCAGCCAAAACCATTTATGCCTATGAGTGATTTTAGCGAACAATACGAAAACTATGAATGAATTTCCTAGCATTGACTTGATGATTGGTCAATTAAATGATTCAATCACAAAAATAGAAGCCACAACTTTAAGTAAAGATAATTACGTTTTACAAACATTAAGAGTTGCGTTGCGATTGGCTTTGGATATTAAACACGAGGAATTAAATTATTTCAAATCTAAAAACAATTAATATGGGATTTAGTACTTGCTGCGGAGCAGAAACCGATATGGAAGAAGTTGGAATTTGTCCTGAATGTTTAGAACATTGCGACTTTGAAGAAGATGAAGAAATACAAAAGGATTTAGATGCAGAAAACCAAATAGAAGAAGAACAAATTAATAAACACCAAAACAAATAAAATGATAGTATTAAATCTAAAAAAAGAGGACATTAAATTTACCCAGCACAAAAACGGAAATCACTACGCTACCATAGTTGTAGAGAAACGCAAAGAGTTAGATAAGTTTGAAAATACCCACACAGTTTATAACGGACAAACCGCACCACAAAGGGCAGAGAAAGCCAAGAAGGAATATTGCGGAAATGGTAAAGAGTATGTTTGGGAGGCAAAGAAAGAATTTGCTAAAAATCAACAAGAATTAGAAGATGCTGAAGATTTGCCATTTTAAAATTAATAAATGACACACGCATCATTATTTAGTGGAATAGGTGGGTTTGACCTTGCAGCGGAGTGGATGGGATGGGAAAATATTTTCCATTGCGAATGGAATCCATTTGGTCAAAAGGTTTTAGCCCACCATTTCCCAAATTCAAAATCTTACAATGATATCACAAAAACAGACTTTACTATTCACGCAGGAACAATTGATGTACTATCAGGAGGATTCCCTTGTCAACCCTACTCAAGTGCAGGAAAACAACTTGGCAAAGCCGATGAAAGACATCTCTTTCCACATATGCTACGATGCATTAAAGAGGTCAAACCAAAGTGGGTTATTGGGGAAAATGTTCGTGGACTTGTTAGTTGGAATGGAGGGATGGTATTCAACGAGGTGTGCGATGATTTGGAAAGGGAAGGCTATGAAGTGCAATCGTTTCTTATTCCAGCTTCAGGTGTCGGAGCTAGACATCAAAGACAAAGAATATGGTTTATTGCCAACTCCAAATGCTCAAGATTGGAATACAGGAGTGAAAATAGAAACATATCAAAAGAGAAAACAAAAACATTTAATGAAGGGTGTAATGCTACAAAAGAGTTTAAGGCAAATGGCAGCAGATTTGACAACAGTTGGACAATCAACGAGAAAACTGAAAGTATCGTTTGTAGAGGAAATGATGGGTTTCCCCATAAATTGGACGGTATTACCTTTCCAAAATGGCGAAATGAATCAATCAAAGCATACGGAAACGCAATAGTTCCACAGGTTGCTTATGAGATTTTTAAAGCCATACAAAGTTTTGAGGATGTGGTAAATGTTTAGTATTTTTGTTTAAGAATGTTGCAGATTCTATTGTAAACTTATTGCCCAAAGATGCGTTGGTACTGCAACTACCAGCAATTCCGAGGGCTTTTTTATTTATGAAAAGTAATACATATTATTTCAGCCACGATTATAACGCTGCAAATGATACAAAAGTCCTTTTTTTAAGGCATCAATTAGGAATGGAAGGCTATGGTATCTATTGGTATTTAATTGAACAATTAGCCAACGCTGGAGGCAAATTACCCCTTGAACTTATCCCTGTACTTGCTATGCAAATGCACTGCCCTGATGTAAAAGTCAATGGAGTATTAATGAATTTTGGATTATTTACTATTGAATCAGGTGAGTTTTGGTCGGAAAGATTATCGCATCATTTAGAACTACGTTTAAAATTAAGCGAAAGTGGTAAAGCAGGTGCAAATAATAGGTGGGGTAATAGGGGGGCTATTGGGGAGGGTAATGCAAAGGAAAGTAAAGTAAAGGAAATAAAAGGAAAGGAAATTAAAGTAAATAAAAGGAAAGTAGTAGGCACAACCCTTTTTGTAGATAGTGATGTAAATACTATTGAAAAATTTGAACAATCATTTATTGGAACTCAATATGAAATTGCTAACTTCAATTACTATTTTGAGGTCATTAAAAATTGGTCCGATTCTAAAGGCGAAAAAAAGAAGGATTGGATAGCCACCGCAAAAAATTGGATGGCTAGAGATTTAACGGAAGGAAAATTAATAGATAAAAATTATAACCCAAATGCAAAACGAACTAATCCAAATCAGCAACTCTCTTATGCTGAACGAGAAGCCCAAAGAAGAAATAGCTTGTAAATTAACCGATAAATACGAGGTTAAAATATACGAGGCAATCAATTCAATGAGTATTAGTAAATGCTCAAAAATAGAAGTAAAAGAGGTACTTAAAACCTGTTTACAATTAAGCGGAACACAAGCACCAGCAATGGGTGATTTTGATTTTATAGTTGATTTTGTAATGGATAATTACGGAATATTCAAACTAAAGGAATTAAAAACCGCATTTGAAATGTTAGCAGCAGATAAGTTATCAGTTGAAAAACATATCATATTTAACCCCAAATTAATTGGTGAGGTAATGTCTGCCTACAAAAAGATTGCAGTACAGGTAAGACAAAAGATTGAACCAAAGATTGAGCCAACTGCTCACAACTACATAAATGAAGAACAAGCTATTAAGGATGAAAAGGAATGGTGGGATAAATCAACTAGAAAAGACTTTAGGTTTATTAATCACCAAGTATTTGATTATATGTGGAAACGCAAAATGATTAAAATATCAAAAGAACAAGGAGATGATATAAAGGCAAGAGTTAGATTATTCTTTTTGGCACAGGCGAAAAAAGCAAATGATATGTTAATTAACGATGAAACAATGACCCAGCAATGCAAAAAATATTCATTAATGATGCACTACAATAACCAACTATGAAAGAACTGTTTAAACTGACAATTGAATTTACAAGGATATTTATAGGCTTTATCCTTGCCATTACCATATTGGTAACATTTGACATTTACTACGAATTAAAACGACTATTAAAAAATGTTTGATATTCAAGTAAAAAATAGCATTATAGAACATTGCGAACAACAAATTGATAAATACAATTTTGGTCAAAGAAGCACCGCAAATGGTAATAAAGAACAACAACTTACAGGTATTATTGGTCAAAGTGTAGTAATGGAATTATTCCAATTAGGACATATAAACGGAAATGATGGATTTGATAATGGAATTGATATAGTTTATACCAATATTTTTGGCTCAATTAGTTTAGATGTAAAAACAATGGGCAGAACTACAAGCGTAAAGCCTAATTATACAAATAACTTTATTGCATTACAGGACTATTTTAATCCTGAAGGTTACATATTTTGCAGTTATAACAAATCAAATAAAGTACTTACAATTTGTGGCTGGGTAACAAAACAAGAATTTATTAACAAAAGAAAGTATTTTCCTAAAGGAACAATACGAGAAAGGAGTAACGGAACAACATTTGAAACAAAGGCAGATTTATACGAAATTGATATTATTGATTTGAATGATGTTATTGATGAATTAGACCTTAAAAAACAATTGACTTTAATTATATGAACGGAGCAGAAAACGCACAAAAAGTGAGAATGATATACCTAGACACAAAACAAGAAATAATATTTAAATCCATATCCTACGCTAAAAGAATAACAGGAGTAAATGAATACCAAATTAAACAATCCTTAAACCCTGTTAATAAGAAACGATTTACCCATAAAGACCGAATAGTTGTTTTTCGTACTATAAAACCCTAATTTTGCATTATGGCTTTACAATCAATACCAAGATTAACCGCAAAGGCTCAACAAATATTTAATCGCTACATAAGGACAAGAGACAGTCAAGATGGATATTTTACTTGTATTAGTTGCGGTCAGGTTAGAGATTATGAAAGTATGGATGCTGGGCATTATGTTCCTGTTAAGGGAAGTTCAGCATTAAGGTTTGATGAGTACAATGTCAACGGAGAATGTAAATCCTGCAACGGCTTTGACCAATTTCACCTAATAGGCTATCGTAGAAACCTAATTGATAAGATAGGCGAAAGAATGGTATTACACCTAGAAAGCCAACACAGGCTCATAAAGAAATGGTCAAGGACTGAACTTAACGAATTAATTGAAAAGTATAAATAATGGCGAAACTAAACGCAGCTGGAAAGGTAAACTTTGGCACAAGAAAAAAAGGTAGAGCAAAGAAATCTTACAATAAACACACCCCAAAACCAAAACCTTCAAGAGGACAAGGATAATGAAAGATACATTTTGTAAAAGAGAATATAAGTGTAAATGTGGTTGCATAATGGTATATTATGTTTGGAAATCCGAACTACCAAAAAAGAATGTTACCTGCTCTATGTGTAACACAAAATTGGGAGTTAAAAACTTAAAAATTAAAGAAGTGCCACAAACACCATCCATTAGAACACCAACAAAGAACCGATAATGTTAATCAACGAAATTAAACCAAACCCAAATAATCCAAGAATCATAAAGGATATTAAGTTTAAACAACTTGTAAAGTCAATCCAAGATTTCCCCCAAATGCTTGAGTTGAGACCAATAGTAATTGATGAAAATAATATGGTATTAGGTGGCAATATGAGATTAAAGGCTTGTATTGAAGCTGGGCTTACGGATGTACCTGTAATTCACGCTAACAATTTAAGCGAGGAAAAGAAAAAGGAATTTATTGTAAAAGATAATGTCGGATATGGGGAGTGGGATTGGGATGACCTTGCAAACAATTGGGATGCACAGGAACTTACCGATTGGGGTTTAGACATCCCAAACTTTGATGTAAACAATTTAGAAGCCGAAGAAGATGACTTTGCAGTACCTGATGGCGGAATTGAAACGGATATTGTATTAGGGGATTTATTTGAGATAGGCGAACATAGATTGCTTTGTGGGGATAGTACGGATACTAACAATTTGGATTTATTATTACAAAATAAAAAGCCTGAATTATTATTAACTGACCCACCTTATGGAATTGATTATGGTAATCAACTTGTTAAAGGAGATGAGTTTGCTGAAAAAACCAATAAACACGGATGGAGAAACTTTGGAAATCCTGAATGGGATAAATCAAAACCTGAAAGTGGAGCTTTACAATATTTATGTCAAATAACTGAAAATCAAATAATTTGGGGTGGTAATTACTTTACTGATGATTTACCGCCAACTATGGGTTGGTTAATTTGGGATAAAGGACAAAGAGGATTTAGTTTAGCAGATGGAGAAATGGCTTGGACTTCTTTTAATAATGCTATGAGAATAAAAGAATATGCAAGAGCAAAAGCAAATAGAGAAGAAAAAAACCATCCTACTCAAAAACCTATTGATATAATTTCTTGGTGTTTTGAATATGCAGATAGACATTCCAAAAAAGAAGTTAAGTTGGTTTTAGATGCATATCTTGGTTCAGGAACTACAATGGTAACATCTCATCAATTAAATAGAATTTGTTATGGAATTGAATTTGACCCTAAATACTGCCAAGTTATTGTTGACCGAATGAAGAAACTTGACCCAAACTTGATAATCAAAAAGAACGGATTACCTTTGTAATTCAGTGATAATACAACGATAATGCCTAATCCCGAAAACTTAACACCATTCCCAAAAGGAGTATCAGGAAACCCAGCAGGGAAACCTAAAGGAGTAGAACATAGCAAAACAAGACTATTGCGTTTACTACAACTCGTTACCAAAGTGCGTAACCCTGTTACAGGCGAAGATGAGGAGTTTACAATAGCTGAACAACTAGATATGAAGATAATTGCAAAGGCAATGAAATCCGACTTAAGGGCTTATCAGGAAATACTTGATAGATTAGAAGGCAGAGCAAAACAAACAACCGACATCAACGCAAACATACAAGGTAACGTTCAAATAGTAATACAAGAAGATGACCGATGCAAACCAATTGAAGATTAATGCAACACCAGTAT